CTGCTCGATGATTATTATTTTGAAACGGAAACACGGACATCACCCGTCGGCTTCATGAAATGGAGCTTAACTCACGGGGAATCTAATGCGAAAGCGTGGATTAACGTTGTTAAAAACAAGGAGGCTTAAGATGGAAGTGATGCTGATGCTGCACAGGAATTTACAAACGATGCTGATCGCGGAGACGGAACATAGCGCGGACCGTAAGACGCGGCTCTGTAAAAAGATGATGACGATCTCCTGGGCGCATGACAAGCAGGGGAACGCGCGGTTGGTATTCGCGCTCTTCCCGGCGTATTCCAGCGCGCTGCTCATGGACCACGCGGCACAGGCCACGGAGATACGTATGGACGAGCTGTTCTGCGTCTACCGGGAGGGGGAGCTGTCCGAGGCGCTGCTGCGGGATTACGGCGTCATGAAGCAGAAGCTCTACGGCGAGATTGCCATCGTGGGCGCCATGCCGCGGGAGCTCAAAGGCAGGGCGTGAAAAAAAGGTTTATAAACGGAGGTCCCCATGGCACTGCCGGAAAAATCATTATACCGCATCTCGGAGGCTGCGTACTATCTCGGACTGTCGCGCAGCAGGATCTATGAGCTGCTCGAATCCGGCGAGCTGAAAAAGACCAGGGTGCTTCCCGTGCGCATCCCCGTGGAGTCGCTGCGGAGGTATAGGGAGTCAATTATCGAGAAAGAATAAACCAAGGCCGCCACGAAGGCGCGAAGGAGGGCTGAGAAGAATTCCTGCTTTAAAAACTTTCCACATCCGTCCACAGCCGTCCACAGCGTATCTTAACAACCCCTCCATAAAATGATATACCATGCCTGATGAATACACCCATCGGGCTTTCTTGTTGGCGGAAAGAGCGCCTCCGTGTTGCAGACGGGGGCGCTTTTTCTTTTTTTGTCTTGACCCCATGCCCCATGCCCTCTGCTCTCTGCGGGGTTGCTCATGCCTGACATTCCCTCAAAAGAACCCGCGATCATCTACGCCGGCGAGACCGTGGTCTGGACGAAGTCGCTCCCGGACTATCCGGCTTCCACCTACACGCTGAAGTATTATCTCAACGGCCCGGCGGCCATCGTGCTGACGGCCGCGGCGTATCTGACCACGGACCACAAGGTGACGGTGAACTCCGCGGGCGCGGGCGGGTCCTCCGGGTGGGCCTACGGCGTCTACACCTGGCAGTGCTTTGCCGAGAAGGGGACCGGGGACGCGATAGAGAAATACCTCGTTGGCTCCGGGTCCCTGACGGTGAAGACGGGCACGGGCAAGTCTCATATCAAGGCCACGCTGGACGCCATCGAAGCGTTGATGGAGGGCCGGTCCGTGTCCGATGTGGAGAATTACAACGTCGGCGGGCGGTCCCTGACGAAGATGAGCGTGGCGGACCTGATCAAGTGGCGGAGCACGTACAAGATCGAATATCAGCGGGAGCTCGACGCGGAGAACGTGGCAAAGGGGTTGGATTCATCCCGCAGGGTGGGCGTGAGGTTTAGAAGGCTATGAAGGAAATCCAAAAAATCCAGGCCATAGAAAAGCTCGACCTTCGCCGGCCCCCCGCCGCGCCCTGGCCCGCGTCTCCTGATAGCCGGCCTTCGTTCAACACCCGCATGTACGCCGGGGCCAAGGCGTCGCGGCTTACCGACGGGTGGGGCACGTCGCAGACAAGCGCGGACTCGGAGATCATTTCCTCGCTGCGCACGCTCCGGGGCCGCTCCCGCCAACTCATCCGCGATGCGCCCTTTGCCAAACGGGCCAAGACCATCGTGGTGAACAACATTATAGGCTCCGGCATCGGCATGCAGGCCCAGGTAAAAACCACGCGCAACGAACTGAACTCCCGCGTCAACACGGACATCGAGGAAAATTTCGAAGAGTGGAGCAAGGCCGAGAACTGCCATACCGGCGGCGCGCTCCACTTCTCCGCGATGGAGCAGTTCTGTATGGGGCAGGTATTCGACGCCGGGGAAATATTCCTGCGCAAGCATTTCCGTCCCTTCGGCAACTCGAACATCCCCTATGCCCTGGAAGTGATAGAGCCGGAGCGGGTGCTCGATGAATTCCAGCCGGCGCCCATGCTGAACGGCGCACGGGTGCGGCTCGGCGTGGAGGTGGACGAGTTCCACCGGCCACTTGCCTACTGGATACGGAAGATCCACCCCGGCGAAGTGCGGCTGTCGCCCCAGGACGTGGACATGATCGAGCGCGTGTCCGCGGACCAGATCATCCACCTCCGTCTGGTGGACCGATGGCCCCAGACCCGGGGCGTGCCCTGGATGCACGCGGCGCTCCGGAAGCTGAACGACATGGACGGGTACACCGAGGCCGAGATCGTGCGCGCCCGGGGCCAGGCCATGTATATGGCTACCATTGAGACCGAAGAAGAGTATGGAACCAAGACGGAGACCGGCGCGCGGGAAGTAACGCTCGACCCCGGGCTGGTGGAGCGGCTCGCTATCGGCGAGAAGATGAATTTCCACGGCACCAACTCGCCGAACCCAACGGCCGATCCGTTCCTCCGGTTCATGCTGCGCGAGTTGGCCGCCGGCACGGGGCCGTCCTACGAAAGCCTTTCCGGGGATTATTCACAGAGCAATTATTCGTCTTCGCAATTGGGAGTCATGGACTCCCGGGACCTCTGGAGAATTTTTCAAACGTGGTTCGTCCGTTCGCTGCGCGTGCCCGTGCATCACGACTTTGTCCAGCAGGGGGTGTTCTCCCGCGTCCTCTCTTCAATCTCGGTCGAACAATACGCGCTGGATGTACGGCATTTTGAAAAGGTGCGCTTCAAGCCCCGCGGCTGGACCTGGGTGAGTCCGCGGAATGATGTGCCCGCCTATAAGGACGCCATCAAGGCCGGGCTGACCACGCGCACCGACGTGATCGCGCAGACGGCGAACGGCCGCGACGTGGAGGACATCGACGAGGAGCGCAAGCAGGAGTTGGATAACGCGAAGAAGATGGGTCTCGTATTCGACACGGACCCGGAGTTTATAAAGCAGCAGGCGGACGGCGGCAAGCAGCAGACAGGGGACGATGAAGACGGGGACGACAAGAAAGACGACGACGAAAAGGCAGGAGGGAAAAACAATGGGAACGGAAATGCTGCTCAAGCAGATAAGGGAAAAAAAACAATACCGCTCGTTCCTCATCGAGCGCTCCGCGATCAATGAGGACAAACGCACCGTCCGGCTCTCCTTCAGTTCCGAGGAGCCGGTGGAGCGGTGGAATTACATAGAGATACTGGACCACGAACCATCAAGCGTTAATTTGCGCCGGCTGAAACGCGGCGGCGCATTGCTCATAAACCACGACATGATGGATCAAGTAGGAGTCATTGAGGAAGTCTCGATCGACACGGCAGACAGGAAGGGCCGCGCAATAGTGCGGTTCGGAAAGAGCGCCAAGGCCGAAGAAATCTTCCGGGATGTGCTTGACGGGATCAGATCAAACGTATCCGTGGGGTATGAGATAGACGACGTGGTGCTCGAAAAAGAAGAAAAGAACGGGCTGAGCACCTATCGCGTGAAACGTTGGACCCCGTTCGAGATATCGTTCGTTTCTGTGCCGGCGGACATAGAGGTCGGCGTGGGGCGAAATATCGAAGGGGGAAAACCCAAGGAGGAACGACAAATGGAAAAATGCACTGTCTGCGGAGCAGACATGGCGGGCGGGAAATGTCCCGCCTGCGAAGCAAAGGGCGCGCAGAAACGCGAGGCCGACGTTCTCACTACTGTGACGGCAACGGCGCAGAAGCAGACCGTGGAGCAGATGGAGAAGGACCGCATCCACGGCATCAGGACGCTCTGTAAGATGAACAAGCTTGACGAGCGGTTCGAGACGATGTGGATCGGCCAGGGCTCAACGCTCAATCAGGTGGCCGACGACCTCGTCAACATCCTCGAAGAGCGCGGCAAGACAAACCCGCAGCCCGCCTCGAAGCTCGGGCTCTCCGTAAAAGAAACGCAGGAGTTCAGCCTCGTCCGGGCCATCAGGGCCTCGGCGGACCAGAACTGGAACAACGCGCCCTATGAGCTGGAGTGCTCCCGGGCCGTGGCCCAGAAGTTGAACAAGGTCGTGGACCCGAAGCGGTTCTTCGTCCCCTTCGAGGTGCTGGAGCGGCAGTATCCCGCCATGGCGAGGATCAACCCCATGACCGGGCGGCGCGATCTGACCGTGGCCACGGCGGGCGCGGGCGGATATCTCGTGGCGACGGAAAACGTCGGGTTTATCGAGATGCTGCGGAACCGGGCCGTCTGTTTTGCCCTGGGAGCGCGCAGGCTGTCCGGCCTCGTGGGCAGCGTGACCGTGCCGCGGCAGTCCGCGGCCGCAACGGCGATCTGGCTGGCGAATGAAGCCTCGACCGTCACCGAGAGCCAGCAGACCTTCGTGCAGATGGCCCTCAGCCCCAAGAACGTCGGGGCCTACACCGAGATCAGCCGGCAGCTCTTGCTCCAGTCCTCTCCGGCGGTGGAAGGCATCGTCACCGACGACCTGGCGCAGCAGGTGGCGCTGGCCGCCGACCTGGGCGCGCTCGAAGGCACGGCCGCCAGCGGCCAGCCCGCGGGCCTTGCCGGAACGTCCGGCGTCGGGTCCGTCACGGGCACGTCCCTCGCCTATGCCGGGATCATCGAGTTTCAGACCGACGTGGCGAGCTCCAACGTCCGGCCGGTGCGCGGCGGATATCTCACCACCCCGACGATCGCGGGGTTGATCATGGCGAGGAACAAAGTCACGAACGACTGGTCCCCGCTCTGGGAAGGGAACGTCTGGGAAGGCACGGTGTCCGGCTTCCCCGGCATGACCACCAACGCCATCACGGCCGCCAGCATGATCTTCGGAGACTGGCAGGAAATGGTCATCGGCGAATGGGGCGTGCTGGAACTTGAAGTGAATCCCTACGCGAACTTCCAGGCCGGGATCATCGGGGTCCGCGCCATCTACAGCATGGACGTAGGCATCCGGAGGCCCTTCGCGTTCAGCAGGGCCACGTCCATCACATAGTCGTAGGGGCGGCCCTGCGTGGCCGCCCGCATTCAGGAGAAAAAATTATGGCGCCGTTGACAATAGAGAACACCGCAGCGCTTGTCAGCGGCGCCGCATCAAAGGAGGCTGTCATGCAGGAGATCAAAGTCAAAATTCTTCGCGCGTTCATCGACCATCAGAAGAAGGTCGTGAGGGTGGGGGATACCGTCACCCTCCCGAAGATCTTCGCGCTGGAGATGATCGCCGCGAACAAGGCGGAGCGGGTGGAGGAGCCTGTTGTCCCGGCCCCGGCCGCCCCGGCGCCGCCGGCCAAAGAGGCCGCGAAGAAAGAGGGAGGCAACCATGTTAGGTAACCAGGGACAGGCGGCAAAGCAAACGTCACTATTGAATCCCATATCGGCGGCGGCCACGGCCAACGCGACAAGCGCCTGGACGGACGTGCGCGACGCGGAAGGGGACCTCGTGTTCACGAACCACGTGGGCGCGCTCACGGGTTCCATCGTGTGGACCATCGAGCACGCGAGCGACGGTTCCGGTACCGGCGCCGTGGCCATCACCCCGAACGAAGGGGCCTATGCCGCGGTAACGGCCAACCAGGTCCAGAAACGGACCGTTCCCGCCGGCGCCGTGCTGGGCTGGGTGCGGGTCATCGGCACCATCGTCACCGGCCCGGTGCTGGTGGAAGCAAACGTGATGTACCACCCGAAGTATACGACGTAACGCTCCCGGAGGGGCGACCCTCCGGGTTTTCAAAACCAAAGACTAAGAATCGAGGTGTCTATGCTTACCTGGCTGAAAAAGTTCTGGGACGCTTTTCTCCACGACGAGCTGGCGTTCCGCCGCTATATGCGGGTGGGCATCATGACCATGGCCGCCGGCGGGCTCACGTTCGCGGACCAGCTTGCGGGCGTGGTCCAGGGCGGCCCGCAGCTCATCCAAGTCATTAAAGTTATTGCCGTCATCTGCGCGGGCATCGCCGTGGCCATCAACCTCGGCGACAAGAACCCGCCGAAGATCGAGGGTGACTTGAAATGAAGACGCTTGCCGCGGTCCTCTTGTTCCTGCTCCTCGGCTGCCGGACCATCGCGCCGCCGACGCTGCTGACGGAAACCAAACAGGGCGAGCCCCTGATCCAGCGCGCTATCGAGAAGACGGGCTCGCGCAAAGATGTGCCCGTGAACAAGAAACCCCGCAACGTGATGGCCCAGGCGAAGTTCGGCCACAAGGGCGGCGTGGCGCTCATCAGCATCACGAGAAGCTGGTGGCCCTGGGCCGAGGTGCAGGTCAGCACGAACTGCATGAAGTGCCACAAGGCGGAGCCCATCCCGTTCGCGCGGCCGAAGAACCCCTGGTGGATGTGGCCGATATTTTTTCTGACAGCCGTGGGCGGCGCCCTGGGGATCTATTTCCTGGACAAGCTGAAGGGCATCCTGTTTCGCTGGAGGCGGTAGATGTCGGGGATAACGCACGAATGGGCAACGTCACAAGCTGACAACCCCGCGTATGACGTGAGCAAGGACGAGATGAACGCGCACAGCATCACGGGAGATTTCGACATCACCGGCGCGGGCACTGTTCCGCCGGCGCCGGCAACGGGCAAGATAAGACAATACGCGAAGATCAGCGGCACGACGCCGAACCGGAACATCCGCATCGGATATCTGTTGGAGGACGGCACGGACATCGTTCTTGCCGATGTGACGATATGAAAAAGTTTTTGTTCTACGCGCTATGCGCCATGCTCTATGCGGCCCCCGCCTCCGCCGTCTGCGTCTACTACACCG